AATAAAACGTATAGTAATTTCTTTTAGAATTGATGACGCAGAAAATTTTGAAAGATATATATATTTAAATGATTTTGTCGGAGCTTATGGAGTGGATGATTTAAGTGAAGAAAAAATTATAAAACAGTTTGATATCTTCTTTTCAGAACTAGAAGTTTATTTGCCGATTTTAAAAACAACAGGTAGTTACTTAATGAATTTGAAAGCGGATATTTCTCGAGCAAAAGAAAAACATAAAGTTTATGGACCTTATCTTGAACAAACAGTTTTTGCAGAATCTTGGAACAATGTAGAATTTTATTTAAACCAAATAGAAAAACAAATATCAAAATTGTGCAAGGCGTATCTTAAAAAAGATTATGGCATAATAAAATTTTTAAACAATTTAAAAGCGTTAGCTATGTTGGCGCTTGAGGAAGAGAGTGAATACAGTTTTCATTTATTTAAGCATGATTATAGAACTTACAAACTCTCTGATGAAATTGTTTTTGAATATCTAAAAAGAATTAAAAAAAATGCAAAAGAAATGGGAGCTGAATTTTAAAAAGATACTTGCAAATACAGAAGAAATAAGGTATAATATGGAGGTAAAATTGAACATAAAAAAAGAACTCAAAGAAATTGAAGAATTTTTAAAAAGTAACAAAGTTGGAAATATTGTTATTGAAAGAAAGCCAAATGGCACAATAACGATACAGAAGACCGAAACGTCACAATATAAAAAAGAGTATGCGAATAGTAAGGCAACCTAGATTGCAGATGTTTCAAAACAATTGAATAAATTATAAATATTTGAGTACATGAATATTAAGATGACCGTATTTATAAAGTTAAAGGAATTAAAAAACCTTGATTTTATATATACGGTCTTTTTTATTACGAGAAAAAATGAGATTCAAGATGAAGTTGGTACAAAATATACTGGAACATCTTGGAAATACTGGGCATTCGTATTTAGAGGAAATTAGAAAAAGGAATGAAGAACAATGTTAATCGTATTATTCGTTATAAGTTTTGCTGTTAATGTAATAGTGATATTAATATTATTTCAGACTGTCTGCTTCGGTGTAAAGAAATATATAGCGGAAAGAATCAAAAGAGATTTTGAACTTTTAGACAAATTAGAAAAAATTGAAAAAGATATGGATAACAAGATAGATGGATTAAAGATAATGATATATGACAGATATCTTGATAGATGTAGAGCGAGTTTAAAAAAGAAAAGAGAAATGGATAAAGAGGTTAGGCAAACAGCACGGAAGATAAAAGATAAAATATCAAAAAAATAAAAAAGGTACTGTGAGAGAATTTTGAGCGTTACGGGTCTGGCGAGAGCCCGGCTTGTGTAAATTTTTTGTTAAATTTTGTGATTTTGTCATGGCTTAAGGAGGTGGTGTTTATTGGTAAATGTAATTGATTTTGATGAGACAACTAAGTTAAAAGAGTTAGCAAAAGTCATAGGTTTAAGTGAAAGGCATTTACAACGGTTATCTCAAGAAGGGATTATAAAAAAGAACGACAAAGGGAAGTATTTGTTGTATGAAAGCATTAGGAGTTATATTAATTATTTAAAAGAGATTGAGAGTACACCACAACAACTTCAGGAAGAAAAATTGAAAAATGAGATAGAGTATTTGAAAACTAGGGATAGAAAAGAAAATATCAAAATCAAAATACTTGAAGCTGATTTGCATGAAGCAAGTGATGTGAAAAGAGTAATGAATAATATAATTTCAGGATTTAAAGGTCAGTTGCAGACGATACCATATAAATTAGCACCGCTTGTCATCGGTATTGATAATTTAGGGGAAATACAGGAAATAATAACAAATAATATTAATAGTGTTTTGCTGGAGTTATCTGAATATGATAGGAGTAAATTCTTGAAAAATAAGGAGTATGTCAATAGTGAAGATGAAGAAGGGCAATGATGTATTCAAAGAATTAGGGATAAAACAGAAAACGATAGATTTATTTTCAGAAATTTTAAAAGAATTGGCACCTCCACCTAAACTTACAATAGATCAATGGGCTGACAAATATAGAATATTAAGTTCTAAATCAAGTGCAGAACCAGGAAGATGGAGTACTGATAGAGCACCTTATCAGCGTGGGATAATGCAGGCAATTTCAGATAGTAAAACAGAAATGATAGTACTAAAAATGGGAGCACAGGTAGGGAAAACTGAAATCTCATTGAATACATTGGGTTATTTTATTGATTATTTACCCAGTTCAATTATGTATCTAATGCCTACAAAAGAGTTTGCTCAAGAATTTGCTTCGACCAGATTTATGGATATGGTAAGAAGTACTCCAAGATTGAGAAATAAAATAATTGTCGAAGAAACTGGAAGAGATACAAAAAAAATCAAAGAATTTTCAGGAGGATATGTTGTCTTTACTGGATCAGGGAGTGCTAGTGAATTAGCAAGTAGACCAATAAGAGTAATTTTAGCTGATGAAGTAGATAGATTTGAAAAATCAGTTGGAACTGAGGGTGATGCTGTAGAATTGGCTATAAAAAGGACTCAAACTTTTAAGGGGAGTAGAAAAATTGTTCTAGTGTCAACTCCTACCGTGAAAGGAGATAGTAAGATAGATTCGATGTTTCAAATTGGAACTCAAGAAAGTTTTTATGTCCCATGTCCTTGCTGTGGGAGTTATCAAAAATTTGTTTGGAAAAATTTTGATTTTGAAACTTGTGGTATGAAATGTGAGGATTGTGGTGAGATTTCTGATGAAATTAACTGGAAGAAGAATAGGGTGTACGGTGAATGGTTAGCAGAAAATCCTGATGTTAAAGATGAAGACGGGAATATTAATTTTAAAATTCGTTCGTTTCATCTTAATGAATTTTACAGTTCCTGGAGCGATTGGAAAGATATAAAGGAAAATTTTCAAAGGTCGAAAGGAAATATTGAAATGATGAAAGTATTTACGAATACAGTACTGGCAGAAACTTTTGAAGAAAAAGAAGATACTTTGGATTGGCAGAAAATACTTAATAGGCGTGAATATTATCATTGTGAAATACCTGAAAATGTAAATGTATTAACTTGTGGAGTAGATGTTCAAGACAATAGATTGGAATACGAAATAGTAGGCTGGGCAAAAGATGAGGAATGTTATGGTATTAAATATGGGACTATTTACGGAAATCCTGGTGAGAGTTTTGTCTGGGATGAATTGGATGAAATTTTAGATAAAGAATACCCATATAAAAATGGTGAAAAAATAAAGATATTATGTACTTGTATAGATTCAGGTGGACATTTTACTTCTGAAGTATATGCTTTTGTAAAAATAAGAGAGCATAGAAGGGTATTTGCTATAAAAGGTATGGCGGGAACTCGTGAACTTGTGTCAAAACCTAGCAGAAACAACAAAGGAAATATTGCCTTATTTCCAATAGGGGTAGACAGTGGGAAAGATACGATATTTTCAAGATTGCAGATTGAGACTGCTGGAAAATACTATTTTCATTACCCTATAGAGTCGGAAAAAGGTTATGATGAAGCTTACTTTAAAGGATTGACGAGTGAAAAAAGAGTAAATGTAGTTAAAAGAGGTATTAGAAAAACTGAATGGAAGATAATTAGCGGGAGAAGAAATGAACCTTTGGATTTACGAAATTACGCTCTTGCTGCATTGAGAATAGCTAATCCAAATCTTGAAAAAAGATATTCAACTGGCGATATGAGAACAAAAACTGTTATTAGAAAAAGGAAAATATATTCTAAAGGGATTAAATAAGGAGGTAAGATGCCAATTTCAAGATATTCGAGAGAAATCATAGAAAAAAAATTACAGAAATATTTAGATGCAGAAGATGCATTACTTTCTGGTAAAAGTTATAAAATAGGAACTCGTGAGTTGACGAGATTGGATTTAAAAGAAATTCAAATAGGTAGAGCTTATTGGGAAAATGAGCTTAATAAACTAGATAGAAAATCTAACAGGCGAGTAAAAATCGGAGTGCACAGAAGTATATAGGATAGGAGGTGTCTATGAATCTAATAGATAGAATTGTGGCAGCAATTGATCCCCAAAAAGGAATAGAAAGATATTATGCTAGAAAAAAAATAGAAATATTGAATACTGGATATTCTAATCACGGAGCTTCAACTACTAAAAAAACCATGATAGGCTGGCAAAGTGCAGGTGGTGGAGTAAAAAAAGATATCTATAAAAATCGAAAAAAACTTGTAGAGCGTTCAAGAGATTTGTATATGGGAACGGCTACGGCTACTGGTGCACTTAAAACCATTAATACAAATGTAATAGGTAGCGGATTGAGATTAAAAGCAGCTATTGACAATGAAACTATAGGAATAAGCGATGAAGAAGCTGAAAAAGTGGAAAATTTAATTGAAAGAGAATTTGATTTATGGGCGAATGACAAAATAGATAATTTGGGGATCATGAATTTTTATCAATTGCAAGAACTTGTATTTTTGACTGTTTTGATGAACGGTGAATGTTTTGTTAAGTTAAATTATTTTGAGACACCAAAACAACCTTATAATTTAAAATTGGAAGTTTTAGAACCAGATAGAGTTTACACTCCGAATAGTCTTTTATCAGATAAAAGCGTAGTTGAAGGTGTAAAAATTGATAAAAATGGTCGTATTGAAGGGTATTATATTTCCTCTGAACATCCTTTAGATGCAACTGGATTAGTTACAGAAAAATATATAAAAACATACGGTAATGAAAATCAAAGAAATTTAATTCATTTGTTGTTTACTGAAAGACCTGAGCAAATAAGAGGTATTCCTGTATTATCACCAGTTATTGAGCCTTTAAGGCAACTTGGAAATTATACAGAAGCAGAATTGACGGCTGCGGTAATAAGTGGATTATATGCAGTATTTATTGAAAGTGATGCTAATAACATAGAAGGTACTGATACTGGAGAACTAGAATCTGTAAGAAATGATCTTCTAGTAGATGGTGAAGATGATACTACAATAGAGCTTGCACCAGGAATGGTAGTAGGTCTTAATCCAGGAGAAAAAGCAAATACAGCTAATCCTGGTCGTCCTAATACAAATTTTGACCCATTTGTTACAAGTATCTTAAGACAAATAGGGAGTGCTTTGGAAGTTCCTTATGAGTTGTTGATTAAAAATTTTACTTCTAGTTACAGCGCAAGTAGAGCAGCACTTTTAGAAGCGTGGAAAATGTTCAGGAAGCGTAGAGAGTGGTTCGCTGCTAATTTTACACAAATAGTATATGAGGAGTGGCTGAACGAAGCCTTTTTACTCGGAAGAATAGATTTAAAAAATTATGGAACGGATATTCTTATAGATAAGGCTTGGAGTAAATCACAATGGAATGGACCTTCACAAGGCCAAATAGACCCGTTGAAAGAAGCCAATGCTGCAGTTATTAGGATAAATAATGGATTGTCAACTAGAACTAGGGAAACAGCGGAACTTAATGGCGGAGATTTTGAATTAAATGTAGGAATGCTTGCGAAGGAAAATAAATTATTTGAAAAGAAAGGAGTGGTAATAAATGCCGAAACAACTAAAATTTTGGAATCTGGTGAAGAATGAGGAAGAAAAAACGGCGGAACTTATACTTTATGGGAGCATAGGAAGTGATGAGTATTGGGATGATATATCCGACAAGGTATTTAAACAAG